TGGCCGTCCTCAACAATCTGGGACGTGTCCTGCTTCACCATGCTCTGCAACCGCTGCATGGCGGCCGGGGCGGTGATGCGATTGGACAATGCGCGGAGGTACCACTGCTGCTGCGCGGGCGGGAGGCGGCGCAGGACGCCCAAGATAGGATCGCTCGCATCCGAGGCCACAGGAGCCGCAGGAGCGGCCTGCGCCATCTGAACGGGGGCGGGTGCCGGAGGGGGCGTGGGGGGCGGAACAGGGGCGGCCTGCGGGGCAGGAGCGGCCATCTGCGGGGCGGGCATGGTGGGAGCGCCGCCGACGCCGCCAAGGGATGCAAACTGAGCCGCGCCGGGGATGGCCTGATCAAAGGGGACAGGCTGAGGCGCGGGGGCAGCGGGCTGGGTGTCGGGGGCATAGCCCATGCCGGGGGATGCGGAGGCTACCTGCATGCGTGGAACGCCGGCATAGGCGACCATGCTACGTCCAGCGACAGGGGGAGGACCGGACGGGGGGGCTACAGGGTTCGGGTTTCCCGCGAACTGCTGAAACCACTTCGGCGTCTGCCCAAGGCTATTTCGCGTGTAATCTGGTCCCCATGCGCGAGCGCCCGCAAGGTCTGCGTGCATGGATCGCGAGTTGGGGTAATAGCCGAAGCCCTGCGCTCCTTTGGACCGCAACCAGTTGGCAATCTCAATCTGGCGCTCTTCGGGAAGATCGCGCACCGAAAAATCAAACGCCTTGCCGTGGATATGCTGCGACCCGCTCGCCCCGCCGACCTTGGCGTTATACGAAGGATCGCGGTATCCCGACGTAATGCGAACCTCCGGGAATGTGCTCTTGAACTCGGCGAGCAACGACGACAGTTCGGGCGTGAAGCCACTCGTGTTGACGTTGCTCATTTGGCCGCCGGTCTGGGTAAAAGACGGCGGGCGAGGGGATGGTGTCGGGGTAGTCCGTCCTACCTCAGAAATCGAGCGCGACGGGGCGGCAGGCGTATCCGTGCCAAGGCTCGACTGCAGCGCTTTGGCGTAATCTGCATTCAGCTTGTCGGCTTCGTCCTCAACCTTCCACTTCCGGTCCTCGGCTGCGCGGCGGCGCTGCGCGTCGTAGGCGTCGAAAAACGACTTGCCGAGGTTCCCGATCATCGAGAACGTATCGACCTTAGGCGGCCCAAGGTCGAACATGGGGATGCCGGCCATTTAAAGTGCCCTCACCAAAGCTTCGACGTGCCAGCGCCGACGCCGGACTTGAACCCGCCGAAGATGGACCCGCCGAGGTTGGACAAGAGGTTCAGGCCGCCCATGAGCGCGCCAAAGCGGTTCGCCGCCGCCTGATCGCCGGCCTTCATCCCCGACATGCCGATGCCCGCCGAGGTCTTGCCCATATCCATCTGAAGCCCGGCCATGTCCTGCCCCGCCTGCATCTCCGTGCGGCCAAGGGCGTCAATCGCCTGCGACTGCCCCTGAATGCCCCTGAACGCGCGATCCTGCCCTTGGCCAAGGTTGTTCAGCCACGACTGCCACGTCTGGTCGGCCAAGCCGGTGCCGTACTTCTGCGCTTCCATCAGGGCATTGCCCGAGGCAAGGCGGCCGCCGGCCGAAGCCGCGCGATTGAGCCCCTGCATCCCCTGATCATAGGCGAACTGATAGCCGGGATTGGTCTGACGGAACGCCGTCGTGGCAGCGGTGCCACCCTGCGGGCCGCCGAGCCCAAGCGCGTTCTTGTACATGCTCGCATAAGCGCCGTAGTCGGCACCCACCGGCTTGTACAGGTTCTCCGCTCGCCCGTAGGCATCAACGGCGTTCTGACGGCCCGTCTCAAGCGCGCCCTTGGCGTACTTGAAACTGTCGTCCATGACCATTTGGCCCCAGTTGGCGGCCTGCCGCCCCCCTCGGCCCGAAAAAATGCTAGCTATGACAGCCTCCTATGGGATTTCGTCGCGCATCTCGGTGATCAGCGCGAGAAGCTGCATGATGAATGCGTACCAGGCGGGGTTGATCGTCCCGTTGGCGTCAATGAGCGGCACCGCAGGCGACGGCGGCCGGGGGACAGCGCGGGTGACGGGCATTACTTCCTCGGATCGGCCTGCATGTCGCCGGACAGAAGCCCGACATACACGGGGTCGGACACTTCCAGTTTCCAGATGCGGCCTTCCGGCCCGGTGAAGCCCGTGCGATTCACCTGCACACGAAGCCGGAACTCGCCCTGCGCGCCGAACTCGCGCTGCAAGGGCTGGGAAAACGACAGGCCGCCGTCATTCGACCACGACACCCGAACACGCGGGTTCGTTTCGATAGGGTTCTCGCCGTTGTCCAGCCCCGTGCTCTTGTCGAAGTAGAAGTCGGCGCGCGGGCATGCCACCTCAGTCGGGAAATCGACCATGTGCCCGCTCTGGACCGTCCACACCATGGGCTGTGTGCCCTCGCGGTAGAAGTCCGCCTGCACGTTGTAGACGATGCCGCTTTCGCTCTCCCCGATCATCCACAGGCCATAGTTGCGGCAGCTAACCTGCGCCCGCCACGTCTGAAGCTCGTAGGACTGGCGCTCGTGCCATGATCCCGTGGTGAGGTCGTAGACCCAGCAAAAGAACTCGCCCCGGAGCGCCCAGAATGCATGGCCTTCGGACATGTAGACGAACGCCTGCATGGCGGACGTATCACCCGTGCGCACGACCGCTTCAATGTCGCGCTCAACGTCGTGGGTCGAGATGCGCGACGGGGTGTAGCCCTTCATCTCGTAGACGATGCCGTCATCCCCCACCCAGATCAGGGTGTTGGCCCATCCGTCCTCGAAGCCGGCGACCGCCCACTTGCCCACGAGCCCACGCGGGATGACGTTGGTGCGCGAGAACGGGAAGCCCGTCGCGTTGGCGGTGTTCTGGTAGACTTCCGTGGTCCCCGACCCGAAGGCGAAAAGCTCCTGCCGGAAGAACACCACGCGATAAAGCGTGTCGGCCTTGGCTTCCGCCGTCGTGAAGTTCAGGGCATTGATGGCCGTGCTGTTCAGGTCCGACGCCAGAATGGTGCCGTCGCCGTATCCGAAGAAGAAGTACCCATCTCCGAACGTCACGGACGACGGCGAGCCCACGTCAGGGTCGGGATAGGCAATCGGGGCCGAGCCCGTGAACACCTGGAACGCGCCGTTCTCTGTCACGCATGCGATGTCAGGAACAGGGCTCTTGTTGTTGCGGGCGAATATCACCGGCTGGTCGCCGTCCAGCGCGCCAAGGTCGGTAATCGAGAAGTCCGACGCGACGACGTAAAGCCGATCCGTGAACGCCACGAGCGTCTGCTGGCCGATGGCGATCATGCCACGGCAGTTGGTTTCGCCGGTCGCCTCCACCACGCGGTTGAGGCCGGGGGCGCGCTTCCTGACGACGCGGGCCGGTGCGCCGTCCTCCAGCTTCTCCACGATGGCATTGATCAGCCGTCCGCCGCCTTCGTTGGGCTGTGCGCCCTTGCCTGAGATGACGGGGAAGGGGATGGCGGCCATGTGCTATTTCCCCGGACCTTTGTACTTGTCAGGGGACCATGTGAATTGCTTTGACCATTCGGCCAACTCATTGTTGACCTTTATGCCACGGCTTTTGCTCACCATTTCAATCAACGATGGGTCAACAACCGCGATGTGATCACTTAAAACCCCATTAGGGTCATCTCCTACATTTTTGAAAATCACACCGCCCTTGCCTGAAGCGCGGGCTTCGTCGATCCATCCCCTTTGAGCCTCGGCCCACCGCAATATCTCGGCAGCCTCATCCCAAGTCTGCGGGGCAGGAATGTTGGCCTCTTTCGCCGCGTGCGTGGCTTCAGCCATCGGGTCGACGATTGAAAACCGCCCTTCAGGTAAGTTGACTTCGTAAATAAATGGCTTGTTGTTATGCCATTCTGTGGCGTTTCCACCTTGTGACGGCGCATACAGCCCATCGCGATTTTTCCCGAACGCCTCCGCAGTCACGTCCTTCGTTGTGAACCAATGCACTTCATCCGGATCGAACGCGTCAAATTCATGCGGACTGCCGTGATAAGCCTTCATGGTCGCGCCTCCTGCTTTCTTCGCAGAAGGTAACATCGCCATCCCAAGTTTGGCCACCGGCAGCAATTCCCCAGCCGTGTTCAGCGCCATGGACCCGTAATCCGCCGCAGCCTGACCGTAGTTGCCCGCCTTCAGGTTCTTAAGCCCGCGACCGCTGTCCTGCCACGCCTGCACAAGACCGCCGCCAGGGGCGAACCCCGCAACGTCTGTCGGGGATACGACATTCCACGGGCTGATATACTCGCGCGCCTTTCGCGCCGCCGCGCCGATCCGGTCAAGCGTCGTCCAGCCCGATTGGTCGGGTTGGCCAAGGCGGGACAGTTCGGCCACGGCTCAGAACCTGCCGTAAATCGTGGGCCGCATGCCCCAGATTGCCGGCTCGGTGCCGAGCATCTGCATGGACCCGTTGTTGGCCACCACGTCGCGCAACGTGTCCTCAGCCATCATGGCGGCTTTCTGTAGACGGTCGCGATCCGCGCCCTTGATGCCGAAGGCGGGGCACACCTCAGCCGCCATGATCTTGACGAGCGGAAGGAACATCGCATCGTCAATGGCATCAAGGTCGGAGATGAACGCGATATCCTTGGCGTTCAGTTCCTCCACCTTGGGAGAAAGGCGGCGGATGATGACGTCCGCGTCCTCCTGAGCGACGGACTGGCCGGCGGACAGCACGACCAAATCCTCAAGGATCGCGACGATGAGTTCGGCCTGTGTCTTGGTGCCCATCACTTCCTCCCGCAGTTCTTACGCTGGCACGTCTGTTCGCTGCCGGGTGGGCAAATGCAGCCCACAAGCACAGCAGGCATGAGGCCAATATTCGGGCGTTGTACGGGCGCGAAGGGGTTATACGGGGGAATGGACTGATAAAGCGGAGACGCCCAAGTCGGGCAACACGCCGAACACCCGCCCGGTCGCGGATACATGCAACCGCAGACGCCCATCACGCCACCTTGCGGGGTCGGCCGCGCTTGCGCGGGGCGGGTTCAGCAGCGGCGGCTTCCTCTGCCATGTAGGACGGCCCGTGCTCATAAATAGGGTCGGGTTCAATCGTCGTCGGGCGACCGCGCTCCCACTCGGCGCGCTTGGTCCATTCCTCAGCCGTCAACTCAACCTGCGGCGTGGGGTGCCAACCATCGGGCAACACGCCATCGTCAAAGACACGCCCGCGACCGCATGTCGTATAGCCCCAAGCCGGCCCCATCATGCCGCCTCCTTGAACTCACTGCCGCCCGGCTGACGCAAAAGCCACCGATGCAGATTGCCTTCATAGGCCACGTCGCCCGTGTGATGGTTGAGATCGATGTCCGGCAAAAGCCAAAGCTCGCCGCACTTCTCGCGCCATCGCTTACAGAACGCCATGTCCTCGCCGTACCAAGTCCCGCCCGTCTCGTCAGGCAGAACGCCATGGTTGAACAGGTCAACCGTGGGCTTGTATCGGACCCCGAACACGAGTTCCGGATACATCCGCATGAAGCGGTCAACCGCGCCCGCCGTAAGCTTCAGGAAGCCAGCCGGAAGCGAATGCGCGCGGATCGCGCCATCGTCGCGGGTTTCAGGTCGCCCGTCGTCGTGGGTATGGAACGCGCCCATGTAGGCGACTTCATCGGCCTTGTAGCGGTATGTGCCGCCGACAACCTCGCCATCGGTCTTGATCAGTGACAGCAAATCCTCGGGACGCCATGACAGATCGTGGTCAATGAACACGTAGGCGTCAGCGCCCCAGTCGAGCCCCTTCCGAAGCAGGAATGCGCGGCTGAAACTGATGTACGGGTTTCCGGGATTGATGCACAGCCCGTGCTCAATGCCTGCCGCGTCCAGCGCCGGAACGGTCGCTTCCATGGCAGCGAGGTACGCAGGATGCGGCCCCGTCGTGGTCGGGGTGAGAAGGGCGACCTTCACTTGTGGCCCCCGCCCATCAGGTTGTATCCGGCGACCGCATTCGCCACCACGTTGCGAAAGCCGGCCTGCTCCAACTCAGCCCGCAGCGTTGACGGAATGAAGCCCGTGTGGTGCGCCATGTAGGGGTTCTCAGCCACCAGCCGGCGCATCCCATAGATCATGTCGAGGCCGGTCACCGGCCCCGCGAGCGAGACGTAAACCACGTCTTCGGTGGGCCGCACGTCCTCAAGGTTTGGGACCACGATCAACACCGTTCCTCCGGGCTTCAGCACCCTGTGGAACTCGGCTAGCGCGATGGGGACCTGATGAGGGTAAACGTGTTCCAGCGTGTGGGACGTGTAAACAAGATCGAACTTGCCAATGTCGCCCATGTCGAGCATGGACGCCACGATGTGTGGCGAATGGCGCTGGTCGATATCGAGGCGGGTTTCCTCGCCGGGAAGCCACGGGGGCAAAGGATCGCCCCCGCAGCCAACGTGAAGGATGCGCCGCATAGGCGACACTCCTTAAGCCCCGCCCTTCCACGCTCCTAGCGCGGTCATCGTGTTCATGAGCTCGATAAGGGCCGCCTTGGTGGCCGTATCGATAGCCGTGCTGGACGCCGTGGACAGGAGCGAGGTGGCCTGAGCCGCCGCCGCACGCTGCGAAATCGGGGTGGTGCCGTAGAAGGCGACCAGGTCCGACGAGGACTGGCCGAGGCGGGTGCCGTCCGGCCCGCCGTCCGAAAGCTGCTTAACAGCCATGGTGTTTTCCTTTCAAAGAATGAGGATGGGGCGGGCGTCATTGCCCGCCCCTATGGCCGTTAGCGAGCGACGCGGACGGCGAGGCGGGGGTCGATCACCCGGACGCCATACAGAATGTCGAGACGCCACAGGCTCTCGTCATTGATGATGTCGTAACCGGGGATGACGCGAACCGACATGCCGTTGTAGCTCTCGCGAGCCACCTCGACAGCGCCGGACGGCTTCTGCATCGGCACCGTGACCAAGGCGAACGCATTCTTGTGGAACGCGAGGTTCTGGCTGTAACCGGTGGAGGCAGTCGCGGCCCAAGTCACGGTGCCACCCGAAGGAAGCGACGTGCCGGAAGCCAGCGCGACAGTCTGGAACGCACCCGACGTGATGATCGGGGGCGAGATGGTCACGGTCACAGCGCCGGCACCGTCAGCAGTCGCCGCCGTGGTGACGGTGAACTGCTGAAGCTGCGTGCCGATGCGCTCCTTCGTGACCGGGTTGATGCGGTACACGCTGGAAATCGTGAACACATCACCGGCCGCGATGGTGCCGGAAGCGCCCATGCCCGCAAGGTTCAGGCTCTGCGTCCAGAGATTGGCCTGAGCGCCACTGTAAGTGACGTTCTGGCCAGCGCCGGTCACCGTGCCGTTGGTGCGGGAGCCCGCCGTCATGGTGCGCACGTTCTGGGTGGTGAACGTATCGAACCCGTCGATGGTGCCCATTTCACCTTCGCGGTAAGCGCGCTCTGCGGACCTCTGGATATAGAGGCCGGTGAGGTTGCTCATCACGTCGGTGCGGTCGGCCGGCGACAGCACGAGCGAACGGCTGTCGGTCGGCGCGGCCCACTCAGCAAGGTACTGCGTGGCGCGAGCGAACGAAGCGTAGCCGTTCATGGTCGAGCCGACCGTGCCGACCCAGCCCGGAACGCCGGTATAGAGGCCGAGAAGGTCGAGGTCGATCTCATGGGCCAGCTTGACCATCGCGGGCTTGATGACACGCTCGGCCAGGTCACCCATCTTCAAGGTCAGGTCCGAGGACGTGAACTTGAAGTCGATGCCCTTCTGCTGGTTGACCACAATGGTGGTCGTTCCCTCGGTCACGTCCTGCGTGGCCGCGACGGCACCCGAGCGCACCGTAAACATGGGCGGCTTACGAATGCTGACGGTATCGCCAACCTTGTAGCCGTTCACGTTTTTGGAGAACTCTTCCTCGTAGCCGCGAAACACGCGCGAGCCCATACCAAGCTCGTTTTCGAGGATTTTCACCGACGCCTTCGCGACGATGGATGCGGTAAGCGAAGTGTTAGACATTGCTGTTGCCCTTCAGGCAGACAGGCTCAGCGACGACCCTTGCCGTACTGACGATCCAGCCACGCATCCAAATCCCTGTCGGGGGATGCAGGCGTGACGGAACCCTTGACGGCATGAACCGGCGGGGGAGCCTTGGTTTCGGTCCTGGGTTTGGGCAGAGACAGCCGCTCTTCAAGACGCCCGATGCGCCGTGCCGCCATAACAGGAGGCAGTGCGTTCAGTTCGTCCGCGAGCCGGGGCCGAGTGGCGAGGTGATGTGCCAGAAGCGCGCTTTTGTCGCTTTCGAGCACAAGCCTCTCGACGTGAGGGGCGACGCGCACCTGCGAGGACTTGATAACCTGATCGTAGTCCGGAATGGCCTTCCGGGTTTCGATCTCGCGGTCACGATGGGCTTCAATCAGTTCATGGACGGCCTGAGCCTCCATGATCTGCTGTTGCGTCATCCTGTCCCTGACGCGCTCTTCTGCGAGCGTTTGCTTGACGGTGTAGGCCGTCATCGCACGTTCGTAAGCGAGGTAGTCGGGGAAGTCCTGTTCACGCGGTGGCTGTCCGACTTCCTGTTGGACTGCGGCGGCCATTTGCTCACTGTCACGCGGCGCGCGACTGCGAAACTCGGCCAACTCGGCTTCCAACCGGGCGTTACGCTCCTTCAGCCGCTGCAAGCCGGATCGGCGGCGGGGCTGGGGATCGTCGTCGGCATCGTCGTCACTGTCGGGCTGTTCGCCCTCGGTGCCCTCGTCTGTCTCTGTTTTGGCTTCGTCCTCGGTTCCGGCATCAGCCTTCGCGTCGGTCTTGGCCGCAGACACTTCGTCCGTCGCAACTGGCGTGTCATCGTCCGCCTGCACGACGTTCTGGTCGTCATCCATGTTGTGGTGTCCAATAAAAAACCCCGCCGAAGCGGGGCTGTTCATCCTCGCGGCCTGCGCCTCACGCGCTGGCCGGCGGGAAGTCCTGCGGAGGCATCGCCCCCTGCATTGCGTCAGGAGGCATCGCCCCCGGATCAAACTGGATATCTTGCGGCGGCATTTCCGCCGGCATCGGGCCGCCCATCATCTCGGGACCTTCCGGCGGCTCGGGCATTTCCATGCCCCCGCCGACCTCGCCAAGATGGTCCTGCACGATCTGAATGGCATCCGTCAGCATCGTGACCTGTTCGGCCATCTGCTGAAGGTCAACGCCGGGCTGCATGGCGGCGAGCGCCTTCGCTTCCTCCATCGCCAGTTTCATCTGGGCAATCTGAAGGTCGATCTTCTTCATTTCCACGTCGGCTTCCGCCTTCATGGCGTCCGTGCGGGCGCGGAGCACATCGCTTTCGGCCTTGGCCTGCGCCGCGATCATCTCCGGGTTTGGCGGCTCTTCCGGCATCGGCGGCTGTTCCTCGCCGCTTTCGGCCGCTTCACGCGCGCGCACATCCGGCGGGAGCAGCGACTTCAGGCGATCCGAAATCTTGTCCGCCATCGGCCAGTCTTGAGCCTTGGCGAGCAAATCGAGCACCAGCGGCGCGATGTTCGGCGCGGCCTGCACAAGCTGCGTCATGCCCTCGCGGGCTTCCTCGCGTTTCGTGCCATAGGACGGCCCCATGCTGACGGTCACGTCATAAGCGCCGACCGTCACGTCGTGCAGCGTCTTTTCAACCTCGCCATCAATCTCAGGACCGGCCGGCTGGTTGATCTGGACGATATCGATTTTGCCATCCTCACCGATCACGCGAATGGTCCGCGTGGTGTCGTAGATGTGCGGGATGAGGTCGATAATGATGCGTCCCGTCTGCTTCACCGCGAGACTGAAGTTGTAGACGTAGACATAAGAGGCGTTATCGCCCTCGCGCTGCCTCGCCATGATGGCGCGGCCGCTCGTCTCGTTCGACCTGGCACCAAGGCTTGCATCGTAAATGCCGATGGTCGCCTTCATGTCCTCGGCAGCGAACTGGACACCCTCAACGATACCGGCCGAGTTGACCGGCGGGGCGACACGCTGAGGCATCGACCCTGGTGCCTTCGGGTCGGGCGTGTACGTCAGGTAAGGGTAGTTCTTCGCGTTGGCGTTCTCCCACTGCGACTTGTTCGCCTTGAACATGTCAGCGGTGCCGATCCACGGCGCTTTCGGCTGAAGCGCCATAACCTCAGTCTGGGCCGACCGAAAGTAGTTGAACGACCGCTGTGCATCCTTGGCAAAGCGCACGATGCCGTGGCGATAGCGCATCCGGCCCGCGCGGACTTCCTCACCGATGATCGGCACAATGGGGATATAGCGCCCGACCCATTTCGTGGGTCCTTCAAGCACTTCGCTGGCATCGATGACGTATCGCATGATGCGATAGCCGTCGCGCATCTCCACCTTGCCGCCGATGGCCACAATCTCGGCGGCCTTGGCGTCGGCGTCGGGGTCGTCCGTCAGGTCATCAACGGCGCTGTTACCGGGGAACAGACCGAGGCGGCGCTTGATGGGCTCCTTCACCCAATATTCCGCAATGCGCACCGTGTCGTCAGTGAACCAGCCCGGAGGCGCAAGGTTGCTCGGCGTCGTGATGCTCGATGCGGCCTTATCAGGGTACTTTTCCTCGAAGTCCTCGCGCGTCAGATCGACCGGCACGAAACAGAACTTCGCATCCTTGCGCGTCGGGTGGTTGCTGTCGGGGTCCCACAGGACCGAGACGCCATCCTCGATCAGTTCGATGCCGATTTCCTGTTCGAACGTGCTGTCGTGCGCGTACTCGGTTTTCACACGCCAGTGGCCGATGCCGCACGACACCTGACTGTCGGCCGCGCTGAAATACACGCTATCGGCATCCGACCGCGCTTCGATGTAGCGGATCAGCCCCGCCAGGACCTCAGCCGTCTTTTTGTCGGCGCGGTCATCCACGCCAACGACGCGGATCGCAGGCCGCATCTGGCGAATGTCGCCCGTGATCTGCTTTATGAACTGCGGCAAGCGGTTGAACGTGAGCGCAGGCCGCTGGTCCGCGCGCCGCGCCTGAAGGCTCGCTTCATCCCACTGGTCGCCCGCCCTGAACGCCTGATCGCTGTACGCCTGATCAATGTTGTCCTGATCGCGACGCCACGCGGCCTCGTACCGCTTCATGGCGGCCTTGTGGACGGCTGTCAGGTCCTTCGGCTGCTTTGCCCCCGGCAGCTTGGTGGAAGGCGCACCTTTCCCGTTCTCTGCCTCGGTGTCGGCAGAGACGGGCTTGGGTCGCTTGGCCATGCGTTATGCGCTCATCCACCCAGAGCCGCGACCGTAGCCGGCGGGCTCATCGTCCGCGCCTTCGTCCGGCGCATCATAGGCCACACACATGAGCCCAAAAGCGTCGGCTCCGTGCGATGCCCAGTCGTGTTCGGGGCCAAGCCCCACGTTGCGGGCTTCGTCCCGCTTTTCGTGATACCAGCCCAACGCATCGAGCCCGGCTGCGCAGTTGTCCGCGTGGAAGCGGATGCGCGGGAACAGGCGACGCGCCGTCTCCACCCGCTTCATGGCCGCGCCGCGCCCCTGGTTAGGGATCGTCTGCACGTCGAAGCCGGCCGACCTCAAATGGTCCTCATAGCGAATGGCCGTCACCGCGTCGGCCTGCGCGCCATCGTGAGGCAGGACGCACAGTGCGTGCCCGTAGCCCTTGGAGCGCAGCCATTCGACGTGGGTCGATAGTGGCTGGCCCACAGCCTCGTAATAGTCCATGACCCAGATTTCGCGGCCGACAAACTGAGCTATCCAGATCGCAGTCGCATCCCTGACGCCGATGTCCCAGATGGCGCGATAGGGAAGAAGTGGATCGGGGATCAGCGACCCGATCCTCTTCTCGAGCCGAGCGCGCGCTAGTGCCTCGGCGTAGTACGCCCCCGTGGCGATGGATGCGTAATCGCCTTCCCAGATGTGGCCATAGCCGGAGGGGTTGTCCCGCAGGCAGTCGAGGCGTTCCTGTTCGAGTTCCTTGGGAAACCGCTTATTGCTTTCCCAGTTGGCGCGAACCACGACTGAGCCTGTCGGGGGCTCCCCGCCGCGAAACATCACGTCAACCGGGTCATTCTTACGGCGAGGGTTCCAGCTAAACCAAAGCTCGGACCCCGGCGCGCGGATTGTGGGCCTCAGAAGCTCCATGGAACGCGCGGACAGCGACTGGGCTTCCTCAACCCACGCGATGTCAAAGCCTTCAAGAGACTTGATACTGTCCGCGTTGTGATCCTGCATTCCCTGAAAGGTGATGATCCCGTCGCCTGGGGTGCGGATTTCCGAGCGAAGCGGTTCAAAGCCCGGCGCTTGATAGTGCGCTATCTTGTCCTCGATCAGCCGCTTAACGGACTGGTCAAGGGTCTTTTGAACCTCACGGATGCACACCGCGCGAAGGCCCGGCTTTACCAGCGCCCGCGCCATCAACAACTCAGCGAAGAAATGCGACTTCCCAGAACCGCGCCCGCCCCAAACGCCTTTGTATCGAGCGGGCTTCAAAAGCGGCTGAAACACACGCGGCGTAGCGATATCCAACCGCACGGTCAATCCACGATGATGTGCCGAACCTCGGACACGGTTCGAAATGGGTTGTCCTTATCGCCCGCAACTTGGAGCGGCAGAACCTTTCCGAGCAGACCAGCAAAGGCGTTCGGTTGATCCTTGGCGAGCGTAACGAGGTATCCCACCAGCCCCGCGTTGCCTCCTGCCTCTTCACCAGCGGCAAGGATGGCTTCCTTTAGCTTGGTGGTGGTTTTGTTCGGAACGCCCTTGGGACGACCAGCGCCGCGCCGCGTTAGGTTTCCGGCCTCTATTTTTTTCATGGGTCTTGTCCCTTCGCGCTGGCGTGATCGCCTGCGTCTGAATGGGTCAATGCGAGGTTTCGTCGTCCTGATCTTCGAGCATCGACGCGAGCTGGTCGAGGACGGCCACAAGATCGGCGGTCGTTAAGTCCGTGTCGTGCTGAAGTCGGTAGGCGATCACGTCGCCTTCGGCATCGACGGCGATGGTGCAGGCGATGACGTGGCCGGATTTTTCAGTGGCCATTGGTCCCCCGCGTTTCGAGCGTCTGGCCATCTGCGCGACATGTGAGGCCGAAGGCGCTTGATGGGACGCGCGTCGCTCATGGCGTCCTCAAAGGTAGGCTTTCGCGCCACCGTAATCGCAACGGGTTCGCCCTCATGCGGGCTCGCCTGTCTGCCGGTCTACGCGGATTTTCCCCGGCATCTATGCAACTGTTCGCTGGCTAGACGACATGTGGGTGTAAGCGGTGCCACCGCCTGCCCGGCGCGAAACGCAAAGCACCCGCATCTCTGCGGGCGCACGAATTGAGTCTGTATTTCTCACGGTGCGCACGGTTCACGTGATTTGGCAATGGCGGGGGAGAGTTATTCACAATCGCAGCGCGCTGCTTCTCTGGCCGCATCTCTGATCGCCGTTGCCGCACGCAAAGCGCCGTGCATAAAAAGAACGCTATGCAATTCGTCGCGCATCCTTATGGCTTCAGCGTCCGCCACCTTTGCAGCTTCTTCCATGACTGCGGCAATGACAGCATCAACAACTGGGTCAATATCCAAAATCGGGCCAGACTTGTGGATGACATCGTAAATCATTCCCCAAAGGCTCGTCATGCTCAATCCTCACAATCGCAGCGCCACATCAGCACCGACCACTCCCCATGCACGGGGCCAAGGTCCGCAACAACCATCCACCCGAGACGGTGGTACTCGTCTACGCGATGCCAGGGGACGTATCGGAACAGGCCGGTTCGGGTCATTAGCCACGCCACACATGCGTCTTGGCCTCCCGCCGCCCACTGCGGGCGTGCTCGCCCATCTGCCAGTGAGCCGCCAAGGCATCGAGCCCCACAGTCAGCGTCACCACGGACGCGCATAGCTCGTCCTTCACGACCACCGCGTCGATTTCGCGGGCCACGTCACGACCGCAGTCCGCGAGGACCTGGCTGGCCCGGTTGAACGCGCGCAACACCCGCTCATGGCGTTCTTCCTCCGTTTCGGAAACCTCGGTCGACGGGAACGCGCCTTCTGGCTCAGCCTCCACCCGCTCTGAGATGCCCCGCGCTGCCACAGAAACCGGCCCTACAGGCGCGGCAAGGCATTTCAGGTAGGCTGATACCAGACCCCTCCACTTTTCGCCTGCCTCGGCCTCCGTCTCGGTGATGCGCCCGGCGAGGTAGAGGCGGCCCAACTCGCACTCGGCGCGCTGGTCGCGCCGCTTGTCCTCGGGGAGCCAGCGACGGTGCGGCTGAGCGGTGGCGACCACTCGAACGTCGGCGGCTGGACCCCACTTGCGTTGCGGCCTGCCGTTAGGCTCCCGTTGGCCGGTTTTGCGGGCGCGTCCACGGCGGCTCATGCGGCTCTCGTCTTTCCAAACTTTCCGGCGAAGGTCGCGAACGACTTTTCGATGCCGGGCTTATCGAATGGGATGTCATGCACCCGGCAAAAACCTCGAAAGGCTGAGGCCACCGCATCAACGTCGCGCCCCGGTGCCTCCTTTCTGGCTATCTCTGCCCACCGTCCAAATTCAATACTCCCGTCCTCTGGAAAAATCATTTTTGCAAAAATCAACTCGCGCGCTTGCGCGCCTCTTTCTTTCTTATCTGTATCTGTATCTGTATAGCTCAGCGAACGCTCGCCATCCGCTGAGCGTTCGCTGAGCGTCCGCTGAGCGTTCGCTGAGCGTTCGCTGAGCGTCCGCTGAGCGTTCGCTGAGCGTTCGCTGAGCGTTCGCTGAGCGTCCGCTGAGCCAACGCTAGGCGTCCGTTTCGCGGACGCTTTGGCTTTCGCGGATTTTTCAGCCACGCGCGCAAGCTCAGCGTCAATGCGCTTGTGTCTCCACTCTCCGTCTTCCTCTGAGAAAAATTCCTCAATTTGGGCGCGCACCTGAGCCCACTGTGAAGCGTCCACACGAGCAATGCGCGCAAGGCGCACATCGTCAGCAGGGAGAGGCTTCCCTCGCTGCCAATAGTTCATGATGAGCAGGAGATATGCCCCATGCTCAACAGCGCCCAAGTGCGCCGTGTCGGCCAGATAGTCGGCCACATAGAGAGGCATATATGGCAATGCGGACATGGATCATTCCGCCGCAACGGTGAACAGAGACGACGATCCGTGATCCTCCGCTGCTTTCAAGTTTTTAACGGCCTGCCGGAAATACGCCGCCTTCAACTCGCTGCCGACGAACCTACGCCCCGACTTAAGCGCCACATATCCCTCAGAACCAATCCCAAGGAACGGCGACAGGACCGTATCTCCACGGTTTGACCAAAGCAGGATTGCGCGCTCGATCAAATCGAGTTGCAACGGGCAAAGATGTTTCTCGTCCTTGTCCTCGCGCGCAACGCGCACATTCAAGACGTTTGTCTGGTTGATATCCATCCAGACGGGAGACGCCCATCTCTGCCACTGCTCAACGGGAAACTGGGCGCGGTCCTGCCCGACGCGATCCGCTTCCTTTTCGTCGCCAGGTGTCTTTCGGAAGATAAGGAGATAGTCAGGAAGCCCCTGCCGCGACCTCGTGCTATCCGTGCAAAGTTGCTTGTAAAGCAGCCCCAGTGCCTTCGTGCGGGTCATTTCGACAACAGGGTCTTTCCAGATCGTAATGCGGCTGTGATATGTCCATCCCGCATCTTCGTGAGCGCGGATGATATCGCCTGGCATGTCATAGATGCCCACGGAACCATGCATCGACTTTGTGCGCGGCATGTCAGAGCAGTGAACCGCCGTCAGTCGCCCCGGCTTCGTGACGCGATACAACTCGCGCAGAAGATATCCGTATTGCTCGAAAAACTCCGCGTCAGACCTCACGTTTCCCATATCCCTTTCGCTGTCGGAATAGATGAACAGGTGAGAAAACGGCGGGGAATAGATCGTGAACCCGATGGACGCATCAGGAAGCCCAGACACAAACTCAACGCAGTCAGCGTTAGCGGCAAGAAACCTATCGCCATGCACACTGTCGAGAACGTCAATTTCGCTCATGCCGCAAGCCACGCCGGAAGCGTAGTCCTCTTTTTGGGTTGATATGAAATCTTTACCTGTCGGCCCTTGGCCGCGATGCGCATGGCCCTAGCCATGGATTCCTTCATGTCTTCATGATCCCCGGCCTTCCGGGATACCGTCTCGTAGATCGCGCGCTCCGTGTCAGCGCATGCGATGTGCACATGCACTGGCCGCTTCTGGCCGAAGCGCCATGACCGACGCACCGCCTGGTAATAGCTCTCATACGAAAACGAGAGCCCAACGAACGCTTGCCGCGCGCAGTGCTGCCAGTTCAGCCCGAATCCGGCGATGCTTGGCTTCGTGATGATGCATGAAACGTCGCCGCGAGAGAACGCAATCAGCTTTTCCTCTTTCTCGTCGGCGGTTTGCGATCCTCTCACTTCCACTGCATCCGGGATGCGTGCCATCAGCGCGTCGGCTTCGTCGTTCGTCTCACACCATACAATCCACGGCTCTCCGCGATCCTTAGCAACAATATCCCCGATCACATCAGCGCGGCTGTCGCGCGTTAGCCGCTTCTCTCGATGGATCGACGTTGCTGACGTTTCAGGCATCCGAAACAGTCGCGATTGCCCGTCCTTTTCCTCGCCAGTTGAATATGACGTGTCGGCGCGGACCTCATGCCGATGTGTAACAAGTTCAGGTAGGATGAACCCCGCATCCGAATACCCAAGATCGCTCGGCTTCGAGACACACCGCGCCCAGGACGCGACCCACGACCAGAAGTCATCGCGAGCGTGCCCCTTGATCCTCCATGTGCCCGTGTCTGCGCTGTCGTGGATAAACCATATAGGCAGCATTTCATCACGCCGCATGACGCCCAGAAACTCGGCGTGCGTGCCAAGCTCGGTGTGGTCGTTCGGGGCAGGAGTTGCCGTGCACGCCAACCGATAAGGCGTTCGGTTAAATGCCGTAATCAGCGCCTTTGTCGTCTGCCCGGTAAAGCTCTTGAGGATCGAGCTTTCGTCGAGGATGACACCCCCGAACGCATCTGCGTCTACGCGATCAAGCCGATCATAGTTCAGGACGTTGATGCCCTTTCGGCCATGCGCCCCTTCGCGTATCACGCAAGCCTCAATGCCAAGCCGTTCAGCCTCTCGGACATGCTGAGGACCGACAGCAAGCGGAGCCAGCATTAGCACCGGCTTGTTCGTATGCTCGGCAATGCGCTGGCCCCATTCTAGCGCCATCGCTGTCTTTCCAAGCCCGGTATCGTAGAATAGCGCGGCACACCCTGCGCGAAGTGCAAACTCAATTCCGTGCTTCTGATGGTCAAAAAGCCCGTTCTCCAACGGAGCCCATTTTTCGATGCCGCGAGGCTGAAACTCAATCGCCTTCCGCGCGATAAGACTTCGATAATCATGAATGCTCATAGCAGTTCAACCTTCATGGGCACCGTGAACCCCATCTTGCGGATGATCTTCTTGGCGATGAGGCCGGTGCGGGCGTTGCAGCACTGGCCGGGCGGGAACCCGGTGCGGGCCGACAATTCGTTCTTGGTGAGGTAGAGAGCCTTGCGGCGACAAAGCTGAGCCGCTTCGCTCTGGTAAGCCTCAAGGACGGCCTGTTCGCAGAGGGTGAGAGGCTTCATGCTTCACCCCTGTCAATCTTGGCTTGATGCTTGCGGATGGCATGCAGACACGTTGTATGATCGCGGTCGCCAAAGAATTTTCCGATCTTCGGAAGCCCCCATGGCGTCAGACTGCGCACCATCCAAATGGCTTCGTGGCGTGCCGGGATGATGAACTTTTGCCGGCGCTCGCTCTTTATGTCGTCGATGGACACCCCGTACTTGCGGGACACGTAGACCAGCGCGGCGATGGCACGGTCGCGGGGGTTCGTGTTCTCGGGGAGATGCGGGCCGGCGGGTTCGATGTAGATTTTCCGGCTCGGGTAAAGGCTGATGATGTCATAAGGTGGCCCCGGCGGGCGGGGCGGGCGACGCGGAGGAAGCCGCACCACGACAGCGGTTCTCTGGTTCAGCCGCGCGCGGATCGCGGCATAGCGGCGTCGCATCTCGTCGGGTGTCTCGAATTGCGCGCTCATAGAACGCCTCGCACGCGCAAGTTGTAGACGTGTGCTTCTGACATGCCGAGACGCTTTGCTATGTCTAGCGTGTCGGCATGTGCGGCCCACATCAGGCGGGCGCGCTCGATGTTCGTCAGAGGTTTTGCGTTAGTGTTCTTCATCATCTACGCCCCCGTTCGGTTAATCCTGCCGCGCCATGCCTAACCTAGCCATGCCTTCCACGCCTGCCAGACCCTGCCTCAACTAGCCTCGCCTCTCCGCGCCAACCCCGGATCGGCCTTTCCGCGCCTTGCCTGCCCTGCCGGTCCTCGCCGTCCATGCCCGAACTAACCAAGCCACGCCTGCCATGCCCCGGCTGAACCCACCATTCCGCGCCTTGCCAAAACGCGACTGACCCTGCCTTAAGCCGCCTTGCCTGCCCTGCCGCAACGAACCTTTCCGAGCCTTACGAGACCTAGCCAAGCCTGCCTTGCCTGAACCCGCCAGAACTTGCCTGAACCTTCCCAACCGCACCTTGCCTGCCATGCCAAGCCACGCCGGAACTCGCCAGTCCGCTCCGGGCCGAGCCTTTCCCCGCCTGCCGTGCCATTCCGAACCACGCCATTCCGAACCGCGCCATGCCTGAACGCGCCCGCCGTGCCGATCCTGTCCATGCCGATCCTTGCCGTACCTCGCCAAGCCTAGGCGCACCTGCCGTAAATACCTCGCCATGACTTGACCAACCGTCCCTAGACCCGCCTCGCCTGCCCCGCCGCGCCTTGCTAGACCGCGCCAAAACTTGCCTTGCCTCTGCGCGCCATACGACGCCTAGGCAGCCACGCCACGCCGAACCCTGGCAGGGCGCTTCTCGGGCTGTTCCTCCGAGAACAGGGTGTCGATGACCTCGACAACCTTTCCGAACTCGCTGTACGCGGAATAACGATCCTTCCAGCGAATGATTTCGTCCGTGGCCCGCGCGAGGATTTCGGCGCGCATGTCAGGCGTGGACAGCGCAACCTCTGTCGGCACGTACTGCGGGCTTTCCACCGAGACGTGCAGGAATGCCCGCGTCTCGCGCAGCACAGGAGCATCGTTGACCTTCACGACAACAAGGCTGCCAATCATGCTGCGAGCCTGCAAAAGCCGGTGTTCATCTGCCGCCTTCGCGTTGTCCCACTCAAAACACTTATGCAGCGGCGAGTTGTCCGACCGTGCGTCGTCCACGACGGCGCGGGGGGTAATCCCCCCCGCACTCGCACCGATCTGGTGAAGCCGTTCAGCGGCGACCTGCGCGCCAACAGAGTACCGGCTTCCGGCCTTCCACTGGTAAACCATCGTCATCAGGCGGCTTCCTTTTCGATGAGGCCAAGACCACGCATTTCTTCGGCGGTCGCGACATGAAAGCGGCCGAACTGCCCGTCCTTCTCAGGACGCCATTCACCCACGCCAACCGCGAAGCCGGCCGTGCTGAACAGGTTCAGGATTTGCTCGGCGGACATCACGTTGGCGTTGTGCTTCACCGTGATCGTCGTCCACCAGTTCTTGAACTCGCCGCGATAGCGGATATCGGCGGTGCCCATGCCGACGCGCACCATGTCCTCGCGCATCGTGGGATCACCGCCTTCAATCACGGCGAACTCGCCGTCCACATGGAACGCCTGCCGTGCCGCCACCTTCGTAATGCCGCCGATGGACGTGCACGCCGTCACGGCAGCGGCCTTGAACCCGATGATGGGGAACCCGAACCGCCCATCGGGCAGCACGTACAGGCTATCCCTGAAATCCTGTTCCGGGTCCTTCGCCTCCTTGCCGGCGGAAGCCTTCTTCATCTGCTTGTCGAGCATCATCTTCTTGGCCTTCTCAGACCAGCGATGCACAATCAGCGGCGTGTCCCCGATCAGCGTCACGCGGATCGTCTCGATACGCAGGGGAGGCAGGGTTACGGTCGTCTCGGCAGCCATGGAGGTTCTCCGTTGTTGCTGCTTATGCGGTGCCGCCGCACTCGGTTTCGTCCGCGAACTTCTTGAGCGTCCAGTAAGCTCGCCGCAGCACATCGAGGCGCAGGCGCTTGAGCGCGATGACCTCGGCGGGCGTCTTGTGCTTGCCGCCCTCGCGGTTCATCGTTTCGAGCGTGAGGATGTGGGCGGCGCGCTCCTGGCCGATCAGGAGCAACTCCTCGGCTTGGCGACGGAGGGAAACGCTCACTTCCGCCGCTCCATCAGCGCCAGAGCCTGTTCCATCTCGGCATCCACGATGCCCAGACGATCCGCACCGCGCTGGTTTGCCTCACTCGCGCGCCGCGTATCTGAGGTTTCCAGCATTTTGTGACAGTCAGCGGCCTGAAACTGCGCATTCGGCATTTCACCC